ACAACTCAGCATTTACGAATGTTTCAATCACTACATCTTAGTAGTTTTCTTATATATTTCTTGATTAGGGTGGACTTCGGTTCACCTTTTTCTTTTTATTACTAACTGAATACAAATAAATTCAGCTTATTTCTATTATATAACAGACAAACTAACTATGATACAAGCAATAACAGAAACTGCATTTACAATATATGTACAAACTGAGGATAATCGTATAGACACTTCTGTAGCTTCTACTCAGATAAGGCACTTAGTTAAATTCACAAACGACTTAGATAAGTCTGTTCATTATGCTTATGGTAATGCTGAAACAATTAAAGATAGGTTTACTAAAATCAATATAAACTATGTAGGTTCAAGTCCTGATATGTATGTAGGTGAAACAAAACTATTTCCCGCAGGATATTGGAAGTATGAAATTTACGAGGTTAGTTGGATAGGAACTGTAACCGTTTCTTTAGGAAATGCACCTAAAAATGAAGATGATGTTTTAAGTCCTGCTGCTAACGATAAAGGTGTAGTTCAAGGGTTAGTAACTAAAGGCAAAATGAACTTATCTGAAAAAGATGGAACTCAGCAAGTTCAATACACTCAAAGGCAAGAGCCGAGTGGAACTAATTATATATATTACGGACAATAAAATAAAAAAAAATGGCAATAGAAAATGTACAACAATTATTAACTGAGCAACTAGGAAAAAATAGATGTGATGTAATTACAACAACAGCAATGACAAGTAAAGATTATTATGCAATTCACTTTGTAACTGAAAGTGTAATAGCATCAATAGCTGCTTCTAATATTCAAACAGGAACAGGGTCAGCAGCAGCTAGTCTTCACACGACTATACCTGCGGGAACGACTTTATTTCTTCAATGCACAGCTATCACTTTGACGAGTGGTTTAGCTATTTGTTATTACGAACAAGTTATATAATGTTAGCACTTAAACAAGCATTAAGTTTAGTAAGCACTAATATTTTAGGTGGTTGGACACCTGACTCTGAAGGTTCAGTTGTGGCTTGGTATCAACACGATACTGATATTACTTTTGACCCTTCTACAAATCTAGTGAGTGCTTGGAATGATAGTGCTAATAATCACGATATGGTTCAAGCAACTGTAAGTGAACAGCCGTTTAACACTCCCGGTGCTTATACAGGTATTTTATTTGACGGAACTAGTGATAATTTACAAACAACTGTTCAAATGAGTTTATCAGGAGCATTTACTGTTGGTATAAAATGTAAGATTGATGCAACAGGAAAAGTATTAATTGCAGACAACACTACTAACAATGAAATGTTCAAGATTACTTCATCAAACAATTTAAGAGTAAAAGCAGATGGGAATACAGCAGATTTAGGTCTAGCTTCAGGTACTTTCGGTGATGGTTATTTAGTAGTAACTAGAGACGCTTCAAATAATATGGGCTTTTGGCATAATGGAGTAGACCAAAGTGTATCAGTTAGTTTATCAGGTACAGCAGACATAGACGCAATAGGAGTTAGAAACACTGACTTAAATGCTTTTGACGGTACTATGTATGAAATAGTAATTTTTAGTTCTGAAAGTGCAGCATTAACGGCTAACGTAAACAGCAGACTAGCAAACTTATAAATATGAAAGATACAATATTAAGCATTAACTTAGAAACTTCAACTGCACCAATAGTACAGGAAGTAAGAGGTCGTGATTACATTGAGTATGGAACGGAAGAATGGAAAAACCTCTACCCTCAGTTCTTAATTGACCTTTACTATAATTCTAGTACCCATGCTGCCATTATTAACGCTACTGCTGAAATGATAGCAGGTGAAGACTTAATAGCTGAAGAAGAAGATATTAATTTAGAGTCTTATGTTAAACTAAAGAAGTTTCTAAGACACGCTAATTCAAACGAAAGTTTACACCAAGTAATAAAAAAGGTAGCTTTTGATTTTAAACTTCAAGGTGCATACGCTTTACACATTGTTTGGAATAGAGAACGCACAGAAATAGCGGAGGTGTATCATGTACCTGTAGAACGAGTAAGAGCAGGAAGACCAAACGAGTTAGGTAAGATAGACTGTTATTATATAAGTGCTGATTGGTCAAACACTAGGTCAAATAAACCTTATCCTATTAATGCTTTTAATGTGAACGATAGGACTTCAGGAAGTCAATTACTTTACACAGGTGCTTACAGTCCTAATATGGATTGTTACCATACACCTGATTACCTAGCGGCTAACAATTGGGCTTTAGTAGACCAAAAGGTTGCAGAGTTTCATTTAAACAATATAGAGAATGGTTTCTCAGGCTCGTATTTTGTGAGTTTCGCAAATGGAATTCCAACATCTGAGGAAAGAAGACAGATAGAACAAAGTTTAACAGAGAAATTTACGGGTGCTTCTAACTCAGGGAAGTTTATTTTAACGTTCTCAGACGATAAGACTAGAACACCTGAAATAACTCCTATAAGTGTTTCTGATGCCGACAAACAATATTTAGCACTACAAGAGCTATTAGTTCAAAACATACTTACAGGACACAGAGTAACGAGTCCTATGCTTATGGGAATTAAATCTGATACAGGATTGGGTTCAAATGTAGACGAACTTAATGCAGCAGGAAATTTCTATCTTAATACAGTTGTAAAGCCGTTCCAACTACATATTTTAAACACTTTACAAACTATATTCTCAGTTAATAATATGGACTTACCTGTTAAGTTTGTACAATTAAAACCTATTACAGTAGAATTTACTTCTGAGGACTTAAAAGGAGTTATGACTGAAGATGAAATAAGAGAAGAAGTTGGATTGAAACCTTTAGCAGATGTAGAAGTTAGAGATGACTTTGCAAGTGAAAAGACAGAACTTGATAAATTTATTGAAGAATTTGGAGAGGATATTCCTGAAGAATGGGAGTTAATAGAAGAAGAAGTAGTAGATGGAGAACATCAAGACTTTGACTATGAAACAGTATTAAACGAATTAATGGAGGAAAAGGTTCAGTTAGCTTCAACAGGTAGAGCAATACCAAGTCGTAAGTCAGAGCAAGACGGACTTTCTAAAAAGTCTTTTGATTATTTCAGAGTAAGATATGTTTACGCTAATGACAATTTCTTAGAAAACAAGTCAGGAACTAAAAGAGATTTTTGCAGAAAAATGGAAGCGGCTAAAAAGCTGTACCGTAAGGAGGATATTATTAATATGGGTAAAAAAGCAGTTAATCCGGGATTTGGTATTGACGGAGCTGATACCTATTCAATATGGCTCTACAAAGGAGGGCCTCAATGTCATCACTTTTGGAGTAGAAGAATTTACAAGACAGTTATAGGTGAGTCTAGGACAACTAAAATAGAAGATGCTGATATGATTGGCTACACTAAAGCAAGGTCAGAAGGGTTTACTGCTAAGAAGAACGATAAGTTGGTAGCAACACCACCTAGAAAAATGAAAAATAACGGATATTACAACTAATTATGGCATACGTATTATTTATATCAGAAGCAAAACTAAAGGACTCTACAGCAATCAACTTAAATGTAGACCCAAATACAATCCTCCCGTATATTTTACAGGCACAGCGTATTTATATAGAGCCAAAGCTAGGCACACCACTTTACCAAAAGTTAGAAGATGAAATAACAGCAGGAACTTTAACAGGAGCTTACAAGACTTTAGTTGATGAATATATAGGGGACTGTCTTCCGTCGTGGGCATTTCATATGTGCATACCCTACCTAAGATTTAAAACGGAAAATGGTAACATCTATTCTAAGACTTCAGAAACAGGAAATGCTTTAAGTACGGAAGAAGCTCAACACCTCAGAGAGGAGGTGAGGAACAATGCAGAATATTTTACCGAAAGAATGATACAGTATATCACTAACAATTCAAGTAGCTTTCCTGAATATGGAACAGCAAGTGGAGCTGAAATTTCAGCAGACAAAAATTCGTACTATAACGGAATGAACCTTGAAACTCCAAGACAACAGGGAACGAAACTTACTATAAGAAACTTTTTAGATTAGAATGAAGAAACATTATAAGCCAAAACTAAAAAACATAACAA